GTCATCATTGCCGAGGCATTGAACGATGGATGGAAACCAAACTGGAGCGACATCAACCAATGGAAATATACACCATGGTTCAAAGTGATCACCAGTCCTAAAAAGCCGTCGGGCTCGGGCCTGTCGTACGACGGCTACGTTAGCTGGCGCTCGGGTACGGATGTCGGCTCCCGCCTTTGCTACAAAAGCGAAGAGATCGCTAAGTACGCCAGCACGAAGTTCAAAAAACTGTACGAGCAGTATTTCCTGCTGCAGTAAAAAATAAGGCTGTGCGCTGTGATGGTGCTGTTGTGTTCAGTGTCAGGCTCGGGCCTGTCGTACAACGACTACGATAACTGGAACTCGAATACGAATGTCAGCTCCCACCTATGCAAAACAAGAATAGCGCAGGCCCTGCCACTTGGCAAAAAAAGACTCATTTTAAAAAGGCGTTGGTAGCGCTGAATGTGCAAAGGCGACTTTTAAAAAGCAAAGGCGATGAAACGAATAAACAACCTATACCAACAGATCTGCAGCATTGATAATCTGCACCTGGCCGATGCCATTGCCCGCAAGGGTAAGGCTAAGCAGTATGGCGTTATTGCTCATGATAAAAACCGGGAGGCGAATATCCTGGCCCTGCATGAAATGCTGGTCAATAAAACCTACCGCACATCGCCTTACAGCACTTTCACCATTTACGAACCAAAGGAACGCGAGATATTCCGGCTACCTTATTTCCCCGATCGCATCGTTCACCATGCGGTGATGAATGTATTGGAGCCCATCTTCATGGCCACCTTCACTGCCGATACTTATTCCTGTATCAAGGGCAAAGGCATCCATGCTGCTGTCCGGGCCATGAAGGAGGCTCTGCAGGATCCGGCCGTTACCCGGTATTGCCTAAAGCTTGATATAAAGAAGTTCTATCCATCCATTGATCACCGGGTATTGAAGCAGCTGCTGCGCCGGAAGTTCAAGGACGAGGATCTGCTGTGGTTGCTCGATGGCATCATCGACAGTGCTCCAGGTTTGCCCATCGGCAATTATCTCAGCCAGTACCTGGCTAGTTTCTATCTCAGCTATTTCGATCATTGGATCAAGGAAGAGCTGCGGGTAAAACATTATTTCCGGTATGCTGATGATATCGTTATCCTGGCGCCGGAAAAACCCTACCTGCACAACCTTTTCCTGCAGATCAGAGATCACCTGTCCACCAAGCTTAACCTGGTCATCAAAGGAAATCACCAGGTATTCCCGGTGGAGATCCGCGGCATCGATTTTTTAGGCTACCGTTTCTTTGGTACGCATACCCTGCTGCGCAAAAGCATCAAGCAAAACTTTGCCCGCAAGGTGGCCAAAGGCATCCGCCGGCCATCGCTGGCATCTTACCGCGGCTGGTCTATTCATTGCAATTCCCGTAACCTTCTTAAAAAACTACTGCCCAATGCACCAATTTAAAGATTTCGGTATCACCGCCGAAACCAAGGCTTTCATCGGTGATAAGATCAAGGTCAATAAGATCCTGAACAAACCCATCCAGGTACTGGCTTATAAAATAGCCGCTTCAAAATATTGCGAGAAAGGCAATGGTAAATGCCTCTACCTGCAGATCCTGCTAAACGATGTGCATCATGTGGTATTTACCGGATCTGTGAATCTGCAGGAAATGATCTCTAAGGTTCCTGAAGATCGCTACCCATTCTCCACCACCATCATTGAAAATAACGAGCGATACGAGTTCACTTAAATCATCCATCATGCGCACCTACCACATCCACATAAAAGCAGAAACCGAGGCCGAGGTAAAAGAAGAGCTGAAAGAAGCCGCCGCATTAATTGCGGGCCTTCGCACCACCACAAAAAAGTGGCAACTTCATTTCGGATCCGAAAACCGGAAACAAATGCGCCGCTGGGAAGAAAAAGCCGATGCCTGGATCAACAAGCACAAAGTCATTAACCCCGAAGAATAAACCCATTCAAGCATGAAATACATCCCCATCTCCATTCCGGTTAAGCCCTACATCAAAAAATACATTCACGCCATCTACGGGCAGGTGATCGTGGTCAGCTTCAAAACATTTGTAGGCATGAATGTGTACTGCCTGCTGCAGAAAAAAGGGTCTGAGAAGCAACGCTTCAAAAAAGACACCCAGGTACGGTACAACCTGCTCACCGATAAGATCCGCCTGCTGGTGCCAAAGGATCTGCTTTACCGGGCAGGCATCGACATCCCGGAAGACAAAAGCGTTATCCTCAACAATATGTTCGAGAACCAGCTCAGCGAGCACCTGCACAATTTCTGCGAAGCTTACCAGGTAGTTGGCCGGGAACGCAAGGAAGCCATTGAGCACTTCTGCATAAAGTACGATATCGAGATCGATGTTGATATTACTTTCGATGCCCTCAGCAAAAGCGAATACCGGCGACGAAAACGCAATGAAAAATTCCTGAAAAAAGATATGGCACAAGTGTCCTCCCGAATTTCAGGCTTCTGATATCAGCACTTTCGCCCCTGTTCTGCCAAAAGCTTCCCGCTTTTTCTCTCCGCATCCCCCTCACTTTCTTGTCCTTTCTCCAGCGCCTTCACCAAAATACTTTTACAACATGCTCCAGACCGCGTACACCGGAATCAAGAACCTGTATAAAGGTGTACCGTACCTGGGAGGCATTTGTAAGTTCTGGTACATACCGATCGATGAGGTGGATCATATCCCGGCCATCAACCCGGAAACGCAATACCTGTTTGCCGAGCCCGAGCTGAAGGCCGACAAAGTATGGCGGGGCCCGGTACCGGTGCCCGATGCGCAGCTGGGATTCACCGAAACGCAGGACAGCTTTGCCGGCATGCCTTTTTACAAGCAAAAGGTGGCCGCACAGTCTCCAGGCGATGTGCCGCAGCAGAGGGTGAACCTGGAGAATATGGCTTATGGCCAGTACCTGGTGGTGGCCAAGCTCCGCGCCGGTGGCTTTTACATCCTGCTGGGCAGCATGGACAGCCCAATGGACTTCGACAGCGAATTCACCACCGGCCCCGGGGCCAACGAGAACGCCAAGAATAAACTGGCCTTTACCGGCGAAAGCAACTTTAAGGCGCTGGTGATCCCGGAGTTCCAGGGCGATGAAAGCGGGTATGTGCATCCATGTGATGGCGGTGGAGGTGGTGGCGGCGCCACCGGCAATGAAACGGAGATCATCTCCTTTGCCGATGTAAGCAGCTTCACCGTGAGCTGGACGCCTACCAGGCAGGCACGCTTCGGGGCTTTCCCTGAAGTGGAGGTTTACCTGAAGGATGATACGGATACCTATTATAAGGCAGCAGTACAGCCTTATGTAGATAATCCGCCGCCCGGGTTCACAACGATGTATTTCAATTTCAGCGGCGATGAAACCGGCTTTATCCTGATCAAGTGATGACTGATAAAAAAGTGATACTGTTCGCCGGGGTAACGGAGAAGACCATCACCTGGACGCCGGAAATGACGGCCCGGTTCGGTGCCTTCCCCGAAGTGGAGGTTTACTTGGCAAGGCCCGATGCGGATGTGTACGATAAGACGGCGATAGCGCCAACGATCGATGCACCGCCGCCACTGTTCACGCAGATGCACTTTGCTTTTGGTGGCCCGGTCAGCGGGTTTATAATGATCATGTAATGAAAAAGACACTCTTACTACTCATCTTTGGTCTCTTCCTGGTGATCGCCGGCATGGCGCAAACCCGGCCCTATACCATTGCGGTCGACAGCATCGAACTCACCAGCCATAATACCGGCAACAATACACAGCTGCGCATCAAGAACAGCACCCGCAGCCGCACCGGCGCCTTCCTGCAAAACTTCAACGATGGGCGCACCCGCTTTGCCTGGGCCATTGACAGCGCCTGGGTAAGTTCGGGATACCTGAAATTATCCCGTGCCACGCACGATACCCTTTCGGTGGCCGTGGATGCAAGGCCATACAAGGTTTATACCGCATTACTTACCCAAACCGGCACATCGGAACCAACCGCCGTAGTACTTGAAAATACATTCCCGGGCGGCATGGTATGGTCAAGGATCTCAGCCGGCGTTTACCGGGTGGCTCAGCTGGGCGCCTTTACCGATGGTAAAACTGTATCCCTGCAGGATCAAACGCGGTATAAGAATATCGGGGGAGACCAGTTTTATTCCATCTACCTGTACCGGATCAGTTCATCCTACATGGAAATGATCATCCTCGATGACAGCAATAACCCCATCGAGGAAGTATTGGATAACAAGCTTCTTGAATTACGAGTTTACAATTAAAACCACCATACCATGGCCGCATCCATAGACATCAATAAATCAGGCTCCCTCGCGAAGATCACAGTTACCGGAGAGCCAGGTAACAATGGAATACACTATCCATCCATCGCCAACTTCCGCGAAGGGTTGAAATACGATACAGATAACGATACGGTAAGCGTTAATCTCAGCGGGAACGTATTCTTCAATGATCTTCCGCTGGAAAATGTAACCATCGCCGGCGAAGAAGTAAGTGACGGAGAAGACTTCGATACCAAGCTGGCTGCGGTTTTTCCTGACGCAGGTGGGTCTGCGGAACCAACCCAAGAAGATTTTTATACTCCAACAATTACGCCACTTGATGGGAGCAGGTTTGTAAGCGTTGCACCAGCCGCCGACTTTATTTTTATGCGGACCGGAAATTTTGCTTCTGTTACAGGATTGATTGATGTAGAAGTTGCTAATATTGAAGGAGCGGCTTTGGAAGGAATACTTTTAGTCATATCATTGCCATTTACGGTTTGGTATGAAAACAGGAAAAGGGCTTCAGGCACAACAAGTAAACCGAATACCTGGGTAGAAGGTGGCACCGGAGAAAACCACGATTCTGCTGTCGTTGTAACAAACCTGGCATGGGTAAACGGAACAACATTCCGGATGGGCGTTTCATTTCAATTTCATATTTATGAGGATTAAGGTAAACACTTAAACGAAATATAAGATGTATAACATTAAACAAACATCAACAGGTGATTGGTTGAAGTCTTATGAGAATGGGAAAACAGAAACCACGTCGGATGGATCAGAAAGAGGTCGCTGGGAATCGCAGGAAGCCGAATTAATAAAAATCGTTTTGGGTCAAGACTGGGAAATGGTATTCGATAATGAATATTAAATATTTGATTAAATATACCGCCCTTGCGCCATTTCAGCTGATACTGCTCATCAGCCTTTGCCTTTGGACATTAGCAACCGGCAGACCATTTTTCAGCGACTTCGATGAGCCGAGGTTCAGCACGGATAAATACGATGGAACAAACAAATGATACTCATTTTTAAAATAGTATTCCTGACCATGTTCCTGCTCAAATTCAAGCGGACCATGACCATGGTTGATATTTTCTGCAACGTGATGTTTGAGGATCTATTCAATCGCCTGTTAATAAAAAAGACAAGCGTTCACAAGTTCGGCGGTCAACGGGAATGGATCAGTTCAGTCATCGGCAGGAATCTTCAGGCGGGAACGTTGACAAAGACTGGCATGGCAGTTAACCGGGTACTTGATTTAATCGACAAGGGGCATACAGTTAAGCAAATTGTAAAATGATTAACGACATCATACTTGGATAAAAAATCAACGACAGTAACAATGTTAAAACGCAGCATCACATTAGGGGAACTTATCGCCGCATGCCTCACCGTTGTTGGCGCAATCGCCAGTTTCTGGATCAATACCAACGTAAGGTTATCTGCATTGGAAATGAACAAAAGCGTGCAGGAAAGCAACTATACAGAAACCAAGGCCAGTTTCCGGGAGATCGGTATCAAGCTGGACAAGCTGAACGACGGGCAGAACGAGATCAAAATATCCCTGCAGAATAAGCAGGACCGTAAATAATAAATCATGAAAGAAAACTTCTTAACATCAATGCTCATGGAAGGAGGCAAAATATCCCATAAACGCGTGATAGCCGTTACCATCGCGGCCATTCTCGGATGGGGTATTATTTACTCCGTTGTTCATGCAAGAGCCGCCAATGAGCGCCAGGCCATCATTAACAGTACAATGATCTTTGTCCTGGTGATGAGCGGGGTGGCCACCGTTGCGCAGGTGGTATCTCTTATCCGTGGCGGGAAGCCAGAAGATAAAGACGAAACGCCAAAGACATGATCCAGAATACTTATCGATTGAACCGGGATAAGGGCCCGAAATTCAAGTGGAAGCACATTATCATCTTGCTGCTGATCGGCATTGCTATCGCCTGCATCTTCGCACATTTCGCCGCATGAAAAACTGGCGCAACTATATCATCATTTTGCTGGCCGGCGCTATTGCCGTCCTGATCCTGCGCAGCTCGTGCAACAGTCCATTGCCACCTGCACCGGTGGTTATCCCGGTAAAGGAACAGGTTAAGCAGGTAGAAAAAAATGAAGAGGCCGGCAAGAAAGTGATTGATAGCCTGCAGAAGATCCTCACCATCCAGGCACAGACCAGCAGCCAGCTGAAACAAAAGCTTTCACAGGCGCAGCTCACCGCCAGGCAAATGGAAGATATCATCAATAACTGGCCAAAGGATAGTACAGAGCCTTGCCCGCCTATACAGGATTATATCACCAACAGCCGGGAACGGGATACCATTTGCAACCGCCTTATCGCATCCCATGAAAAGCAACTATCCCTGAAAGATGCAATGCTGGCACAGAAAGATACCTTATATAGTCAGCTGCGTTCCTCCTTCAATACCGCAATGGATCAGCAAACCATACTCGCCGATTATAATAGCCAACTTAAAAAGCAACTGCGAAGAAAGAAGCTCGGCAATATCATCTGGAAGGGCGCCGCGGTTGCTGCAGTCTTATTCATTCTTAAAACAGCCATTAAATAATTATGCAAAGAAATTACGATAACGCCAACGCTCATCTCTTCAAAGGCAAAATGACCGATAGCCAAAGGCAAGGCATCGATACACTGGTGGCCGCCGGATCTTCGCTGACCAAAGAAGCGCTGGCCTATGTGCTGGCGACAGCTTACCATGAAACCGCAGCCACCATGCAGCCCATTGAAGAATTTGGCAAGGGGCGCAATCGCAATTACGGGCATAAAGTCCGCTACAACGGCAAGCCATACACAGATCCCGATAAGATATTCTATGGCCGTGGGTACACTCAAAATACATGGATCGACAATTACGAGAAACTAACCAAGGCCAATAACCGTGGATGGGACTTTGTGAACAACCCGGAATTACTATTGCAACCAGAACCATCTGCCTGGGCCACCATCTACGCCATGACTACCGGGCTATACACAGGCCGTAAGCTTGGCCATTACCTCAATACCGAGATCAAGGATCCCATCAATGCCCGCAGGATCATCAACGGCCTCGACTGTACCTACAAGATCAAAGAATACTACGATATTTTTCTCATGGATCTATAAGGGGTCTTTTACATCCTGCACGCCGGCCCCTGTATCTACAGGGGCTTTTTGCTGCATGCATTTTCTTGTCCTTTCTGCTGCGGTTGCGTCAAAATATGTTTGTATCGTGATCAACCGGAAACTCATACAAGCCATCAACAAACCATGGCTTATTGAACCATCCTCCGCCGAGCGGTTGGCCTTGATCGCGTTAGATCTTTTACATCCCAATTCAGTAGCAACTCCTGTCGGGGGCTGGGCAGTTGAAGAAGCGGTTCCTTTTACCAAGGATGGCGTCTTTGTTCTGCCGGTCAACGGTCCGCTGATGAAGTACGAGAACTGCGGATCACCTGGTACATCGAATATGATCGAGAGCCTTAAACAGGCTATCAGCGATCCTAACATCGAAGCCATTGTTCTGCAGATCGACAGTCCGGGCGGCACGGTAGATGGCACCAAGGCTTTCGCCGATGCGGTTAAAGCCAGCACAAAGCCGGTGGTAACATTTGTTGATGGCATGATGGCCAGCGCCGCCATCTGGATCGGCAGCAGCTCCACCGAAGTGGTCGCATCCTCTCCGCATGATATGGTGGGCAGCATTGGAACCATGATGCAGTGGGCCGATTTCACTGAAGCCTACAAGCAAAGAGGCGTCAAGATCCACACGGCCTACGCCACGCAAAGCACGGATAAGAACCGGATGCTGAGCAAAGCCAGCGAATCCGGCAATTACACGGAGCTGATCACCACAATGCTCGACCCGGTTAACGATGCCTTTACCTCAACCGTAATGGCAAATCGCAACGGCAAGATCGACCTGGCAAAGGAGAACGTACTCACCGGTAAAATTTACATGGCAAAAGACGCCATCAAGTATGGCCTTGTTGATAAAATAGGCAACCTGGATACGGCCATTAAAAGAGCCAAAAGCCTGGCAGCCACAAAACAAAAACAGATGCAGACAAACGCAACAGCATTCGCACTTACCCTCGCCGCCGCAAAGGCACCAGCCTTTGAGCTGGTTGATAACGTAGGCTTTGCCCTTACCGAAGAGCACCTGAACAATGTTGAAGCCGCTTTAACGGCAGCACAAACCGAAGCCAGCAACCTGCAGGCCCAGTTGGATGATCATGTGAACCAGCTGGCCACAGCCAATAACGAGCTCAACACCATCCAGGCAACTGTTACCGATCATGAACAAACCAACGCAAGGCTCCAGGCTGAGATACAGGAGCTGAGCGCCCAAGTGGTGAAGATGGGAGGCCAGCCGGCCAATGTAAAACCGGATCCCGCAGCTGCCAAAGACCCGGTGGTGAACGATGCGGATAAATACCTCACCAGCGCTGATCGTGAAAAGCGTGCGATGATGGCAAAACTCGAAAACAAGTAATTCAACCCATTCATAAAAAAAACAAACAACATAACCATGAAAAAGCTCTTTTCCCTCATTTGCATCTCAGCCATGTGCCTCTTTGCCACCGTCAGCAAAGCACAGATCACCATGACGGCCAGCAGCAATACCAATACCAATGCGGTAACGCAAACGCATATTGCCACGCTGAGCGGTGAGATCAACAATTTCGACATCATGACCATCCAGGTGATCGGTACCAAGGTAAGCGGTACCGTTGCCGGTACGGCCATTCTGTATGGCAGCGTTGATGGTACCAATTACACACCAGTCGGATCAGATACGCTGACACTGGCAAACCAAACAACTAACAGCCATTATTGGACGCTCAGCAAGACCTATTATAAATACTACAAAGTGGCCGTGGCAACAACCGGAACACAGGTGAGTACCTATGTAGCCTATTTGCTGGGCCGAAAACAGGCCCGATAACCCCGATCATTTTCAAACATTAAACCACAGTAAAAAAATACAGCCATGGCATCATCCGACATCCAAATTACCACCGATGCGTTTCTGCAGTACGGCGGTTCTATCTTTTCCCAGGCGTTACTGAAATGGAATCTGGCCAACCAGGGTATCCAGATCCGCACAAACGTGAACGCCCCGCAATCGCTGACAAAGCTCAGCAGCCGCGGTGCACCACGCCCTTACCGTTCCAATGACGATAAGGACAGCCAGGGAGCCGTTTACAGCGATCGCATTCTCACCGCCTACATGGCCAAATGGGATTTCCCATTCGATTTCGAAGACTTCAGGAATACCTACCTGGCCGATCCAGCGATGAAGGACAAGATGCTGTACCAGGGCGCCCTGTCCTTCCTGTCGGAAAAATTCCTGGAGCACCTGAATGTCTCCACCATCTACAGCGGTGTACGCGATGGAGCAGGTGATGCTCCTGAAGATGTTTGTAACGGATGGGGAACCATCATCGCCGCTGAGATCGGTCTTTCAAATATCACCCCGGTAGCTACAGGTGCACTCACCAATGCCAACGCGGTAACCAAGGTAGAACTGCTCACCAACGATTCCAGCTTCCCCATCAAGATGAAGGAATCTGGCTTCATTGTGTATTGCAGCTACGCCACGGCCCGCAAATACGCCCAGCATTACCGCACGATGAACAACATCAATTTCAGGCCCAACGAAGTAGGCGACTACCCGCTGGACAATGAAAACGCTGTTCTTCGCCCTGTATCCTGGATGGGCACCAGCGGCCGCCTGATCGCCACCGTGAAGAACAACCTGGTCTTCGGTACCGATACCAACCAGGTATCAGTATATCCTACACCCCGGTACAACATCATCGACACCCGCCTGATGATGCCTGTTGGTTGTGAGATCAACGACCTGGATGTTCTGATGGTGAACGACCAATCGTAAAAACCAGCACCCGGTAACCATTCCGGGTGCTTCTCTTCAATTAATAAACTCATTTTATGGCAAAAGCCGACGAACTCGAAAAACTGCAGGCCGATCTGGAAGCCGCAAATGCCGCTGGCCTGGAAAAGGATCAGCAGCTCAAAGATGCACTTGCGGTAAATGAAGATCTGCAGGCCAAGGTGGAAGAACTGGAAATGCAGCTTGCAGCTTCCGGTAAAACCGCAGCACCGCTGCCGGCAAAAAAAGCGCAGCTCCCAACCGACAGCTTCAAGGTGGGCAAAGAAAATTATGTGTTCACCGCACCGGCCTTCAATCTCAACGGTAAGAAGATACTTGCCACAGAAGCGCTGCTGGATAAAGACCTGCTGGCTGAGCTTGTTGAAATGGGATCAGGCGTGATCAAACGCAAAGGCGATTAACCAATAACCACAAAAATTAAACCCATTTATCATGGCAAATGTATATGGCGCACGCACGAAAGCTGACCAAACCAACATGCAGGGCGGCTATAAGAACGTAGTTCTTTTTGCGCCTGTTGATACCTTCCAATCGATGGCACACCCAACCGGAAGCCCCAGCGGCGCCGGCGATAAGGTAACCATCACCGGTGATCACGTTTTCGCAGATCCCGGTGTTGATGGATGGATCAGCTGGGCCACCAAAAAGCACAGCGTTGAAGGTACCTGGGAAAGCACCGGCGAAGATGGTGCGAAGAGCATTACCTACAAGTACAAGTTCACGCTGCTGGGTGATGATGCCAGCACGCTTGAGCAGGTACGGGATATGCTCAATGACGACTGCATCTTCCTGGTAAAAGACCAGGACTGCCAGAATGCAACCGAATACGTTCAACTGGGGGATGACTGCCTGGCACCAACCGCATCAGTAAGTGGCGGCAGTAAAACAACCGCAGAAGGCCTGAAGGAGTACATCGTGGAAGTTGCTGTCCGCGATAAGAAGTTCTTCTACAGCGGCGATGTTGACCTGAAACCGTAACCCATCACCCATCAAATCGATCACTCATGGCAAATGAAGCAATAAAATTCACCAACCCCGATGTGGATGCCCGTTATGTGGCGCTCATCGGCGTGGATAAGATGATCCAGAAGCCCGGCACCTACAATGGCAAGCTGAGCAATATTACGCCCGAAATGGCGAAAGGTATGGTTGAGCGTGGATCTAACCTGATCGCTGAAAAGCCGGTCAACAATACACTGGTGAAAAAAGAGAACAAGGAAACGCCGAAAGAATAAAGCTTCTTCAAACGAAATAACCCAAGGTGCCCGGCCGCAAGCTGCGGCACCTTTTTCATGATGGCAGATATTCCCTACGATAACGAACAAATACTGGCTTGGAATGATAAAACATTTGCCGCCATCAAGAATGAGATCACGGCACTGGGCATTACGCACCGGCCTAAAAGTCCAAGCCCTAAGGCCCTGCAAAATTCCATTACCCGCAAATACCGTATGAAGAACGGTATGATCGATAAGCTCAGCTTCGGCATGCCCCGCAGCGGCATTTTCAGGCACAAGGGCGTGGGCAAGGGAACGCCCATCTCCCGCGTTGGACAAACCACCAGGCGGCCGGCACGCTGGTACAGTAACCCGGTGGACCGCAATATGCCCGCCCTGCAGAAGATCGTTGCCGATAACGACTGCACCTATGTGGTCAATAATCTTTCAATCAAGTAACCATGAATGATCTCAGCAGGAAGACCGCCAGCATATACATCAACCACGCCAGCGCCAAAGAAGCGCTGGAGGCCTTGCAGAAGCAGGCTGATAAGCTCAATGAGAAGATCAAGAAAGGTGCGGATGCCGGCAAATCGATGGTAAACGAGATATCGAAGCTGAACAAGGTTCAAAACGATATCAAGGCCGTGCAGGACCAGATCGATAAGGGCCTGCGCCCCAGCTTCAACCAGATGCAGACCACCGTTAGCCGTCTGCGCAACGAGCTGAAGCGCATGAGTGAAGATGCTCCCGGGTACGCTGCCAAGTTCAAGGAGTTTCAGAAAGCCAGCCTCGAGCTTGACCGAATGGGTACCAGTATTAGCCAGGTGAAGAAAGAGACCGGTGGATTGAAGGCGATACTGGCAGAAGCCATGCCAGTATTGGGCATTGCAGCCGCCGTAGGCTTCTTTAAAGGAGCCGTGGATGAAGCCATACAGGCGCAGGAAGCCACCGATCGCTTCGCCAATGCGTTGGATAATGCCGGCCGAAGCGATGCTTTTGAGCGCCTTACTCAACAGGCCGATGACCTGGCAAAGAGCGTGGGCTACCTGGATAACGATGATGTGGTTGGCGTATTTGATAAGCTCGTAACCTATGGGAAGCTCACCGAGGCACAGATGAGCAAGCTGGCACCCATCATTATTGACTTTGCCGCCAAGAGCCGCATATCTCTTCCGGAGGCTACAGACGCCATTCTGCGTGCATTGGAAGGCAATGCCAAGGCGCTAAAAACATACGGGGTCGATATCAAAGAGGCCGGAAATGAAACTGAGCGATTCAATATTATCACCACTGACCTGGCTGGAAAGGTAGAAGGCGCAGCGAAGACCTTCAGCGAATCCTATGCAGGATCATTGGCCACCACCAAACAGAATGTAAAGGATTTGCAGGAAGAGATCGGTAATAATCTTTTGCCTGTTTTGCAAACAGCCCTTGACTTTCTTTCCGGCGCCATTAACGGCATCAGTGATGTATTCAATTCAGCCAAAAAAGCAGTTCTCGGTATATGGAACTTTGCCAAAGGCGGACAGGCTGATGAATTTCTTGCCGGCATTGGCCAGGATATTAATAAGCGCGTTTCTTCCACGCTCACCGATCTGGCCAGCAAAGACCTTGATACCCAAAAAAGGCTTTTGGGGAGCTATAAATCAATCCTTAAAACCACACAGGAAGATATTGCTACATTCCTTGCCAGCTCCGATAAGAATAACCGGCAGCGCCAGCTGCAACTAACCCAGCGTTATCTGGAAGACCTTCGCCTTGTTGAAGGTGCGGAAAAAGTTGTCTCTCAATCTGTTCTTGATAGTAAGAAAAAACTCAATGAGGATGTGAGCAAAGAAGATGAATCGGCCGCAAAAAAAAGGCTGGCTGAAGCACTCCGGGAGATGAAGCAGTTCCAGAAAGAACTGGATGATATGCTGAAGCAGAACGCCGATGAGTACGATAAAACGGCGCTCTCTCCCATGCTCTATGAACTTAAAAAAGTAAACGAGAGCTACGACAAGGACCTGGCTAAGCTCAAAGAAGGCCTGAAACGAAAATTGCTTACCCAACAGCAGTATAACGATGCGCTGTTCAAACTGCAGGAGATCCATTTCCAAAAGATGAAGGCCCTGCAGGATAAGTATATGCCTGGTAGTGGTGCTGCTGGCGCAACAGGAGCTGATGCTGCTGCTGTTATTGGCGCCCTGCCAAAGGATATCCAGGGGATGTTGGCTGATGCCGCTGCGGATGTTACCTTATCAACTGGTAAGGCCCGTCTGAAAGCACAGCTGCATGTTCTTGATCTGCAAATGCAGCAGGAGCTATTGAATACAGAGCTGACAGAGAAACAAAAGGAAGCTATACGGAAAAGATACGATGATGCCCGGGCAGCCATTACCCAGCAAAGCTATATTCAGCAGTTCCAGGAGATCGTGAATACGGCGCAGCAGATCATGGGCATCTTCCAAACCATTAACGAGATCCAGCAGCAGAAGGATGAGCAGCGTATCAAGCAGATCAACAATGAAGCCGACCTGCAAAAAAATAAACTGAAGGATCTGTACGACCGTAAGATCATCAGCGAAGAGGTTTACGGCCGAAAGATAAAAGCGATCGACAGGGAAAGAGAGAAGGAGCAGGAACAACAGAAGCGAAAAGCATTTGAGCGTGAGAAGCGGCTTAAGTTCATCAACGCCATCATCTCGGGTGCACAGGGCGTTATTCAAACCATCGCCAACTTCGGCCCGCCAACCTATCCCAATTTTACCGGTATCATCGCCATGGCCATTACAGCTGCTACCAATGCAGCCCAAATGGGATTGATCGCTTCACAGCGTTACGCCCGGGGCGGTGTATTCGAAGGCCCCAGCCACCAGGAAGGTGGAATGCCGGTGTACAGCCGCGGCCGTAAAGTGGCCGAGCTGGAAGGAGGTGAGCCCATCCTGAGCCGGAATACCTATGCAAATAACCGTCCACTGATAGATGCCCTGCTGTACAGCAGCATGTACCAGAACGGCGCATCCATTTTACCGTCCTGGAGAACCCGGCCCTATTCGGCCATGAACCTGGGCAATATCAATAGCACAATGGGTAGCATGGGCCGGTTCGAGCGGGGAGGTGTATTTGCCGGCGCTTCAAACAATACCCAGCAGCCGGATCTGAACCTGCTGCTTGGCGCCTTCATCGCCAAGATGAATGAGCCGCTGCGTGCTTATGTAGCCTACAGCGATGTGCGGGCTGGCAATGAACTGGATAATAAGCTGAGATCGGAGACCTCGCTGGTGAGGGTATAGTTCTTGTCCTTTTGAGCATGGACATAGGGTAGTACATTTATAATGCAGTACAATTTTAATAAGCAGTTAGTTTTGGTGAGCGGCCCCTGTTTCTACAGGGGCTTATCTTTGCCCAATGGGAGGCAGAGCAAAAAAACAGGTACCGGCCCCGTTGAGCCTGAAATATAATTTCAGCACCGGATTCTACGAAGAAAAGGAGGGCGATATCAGTTACCTGCTCACCTTTGAGCAGGTGAATCATCTTAAAAACTACTTTCACCTGCTGAATTCCGGGTATGAACCCCGGGTATCAACATGGTATAAATCTCTTCCTAAAGCAGAGCGATCTAAAGTAAGGATGACTGGGGCCCCAGCCGAGCCTGAAGATTTCTATCCTGATCCGGAATATCCGGATTGACCATCTTCCCATTTTCTTGTCCTTTACGCCCCCCTGTTCGTACAGTAGTTTTATTGCTGTGAGCAGCGAAAACTTCATCAGCATTTCGGAGATCATTACCTGGATGAATACAGGCAGGCCCTTCAGTATTACCTACATCACCTGGGATCATCAGCGGGGCCGAGGCGGATCGGTTAAAGCCATCGAGCAGGCCGTAAAACATTACCAGGCAGACAAGGAAGACTACAATGCAGCCATCCGGGCCGATAAGCCCAGCCTTCGCTATTCACTGCGTAATCCAAATCATTTTCATAACAGCACAGTCAACATACGGGTAACGGCCGCCGGCAATGCCGATATCCGCAAAGTGCATTATCAACTAATCCGGCGCTTCAACGGCGCCATCGTAAAATGAGCGAAGCAACCATATACATCGAAAGCCCTGGTCTGTTATTATCATCCAGTGGCGCCATGTTTAAGCTGAGCAGCGATTCCGCTGATTTCTCCACCGTTCAGACAAAGAACGATACCACGCTAACGCCATGGGCTCAGTGGACCGGAGCCAAGGGCATACCCAATATGCTGCCATTTGAAATGGCCGAGAAGATCCGCAAATGCGGGGTACTCAGCGCAGCCATTGAAGCAAAGGCCCGCATCGCCATTGGCAAAGGCCTACGCCCGGTATTTATCACCGGCATCGATAATAAAGGGGATGAAACTTATGAATTTGTAGTTGACCCGGAGATCGATGCATGGATGAGTGAGAACCAAACCTTCAAGCACAGCATCACCTTTATCCGTAACGTGATCGGCTGGGGCTGGAGCCATAGCCGCATTGTACTGGATAATAACGGAGAGAAGGTGGCCCGTTACCGTACCGATGATATCGTTAAGTGCCGGCTGGAGAAAAAGGATCTGACCAGCGGCCATATCCTGAATACCTACTATGCAGCTGACTGGTCATTGATCACGGCGGGCGAAAATGATCAGTATGTAAAGAAGATCCCGCTGCTGAAAGAGGATGAAGAATCCTTCCATTTGCAATCATTGATGGAAAAGAAAACTGATCTGCGGGAGTTCAGCATTATTTCCCGGTCGCACCTGGCCGGACAGGAATACTACCCGTACCCGCTTTGGTACAGCTGCTGGGATTGGGTGGAGATGGCCATCCAGGTACCCGCTATGAAAGTGGCCATGATGAATAACCAGATGAGCATTAAATACCTCATCACCATCAGCGATCGCTATTTCAAGAACGGAGATCCAAAATGGGAAAGCTATACAGCGGAAGAGAGGCAAACCAAATTCGCTGAAAAGGCCCGGGAGATCAACGATCACCTAACCGGTACTACCAAAGCGTATAAGACCATTCTCACATCCTCATACATTGATCCGGTAACGCAGAAGGAAGTGAAGGACATCAGCATTGAAGTGATCGATGATAAAGTAAAGGATGGCAAGTTGCTGCCCGATAGCGGAGCAGCCAATAAAGAAGTGCTTTTTGCTTTGATGCTGAACCCGGCCATTATGGGCGCCAATACTTTTGGCGGCGATTACAGCGGCGGCGCTGGAAGCGGAAGCGATATACGCGAAGCCTACCTGGTTCAGATCATGCTCATGGAAGCAGAGCGGCAAATGAACGCCCAGGTATTCGATATTGTAAAGCGGGTTAACGGCTGGGATAAGAAGTACCCTGGCAAAACACTGGCCTTCCGTTACCCATCACTGATACTAACCACACTCGACACCGGCGGAAGCACCGCCCCAAAACCCATGTAAGATGCCTCTGTTTAAGACCATTGATGTGGTAAAAGAATACATCCCCATTGCATTCAGCAACGGAGATACCAGCATCCCGCGGATGCAGAAAGCAGCCGAGGATCAGTACCTGCTTCCTGTATTGGGGGCCGACCTGATGGCCACTTTGCAGGCTGAAGCAGATGGCGACCTGGAAACGCCCAGCGACCTGCTGAAAAAAGCATGGACAGCGCTGGCCTACCTGATGTATTATAAGGAGCTGCCCTTCATTCATACCCTGATCACCGACAGTGGGATCCGCAATGTTACCAATGAAAAGGTGCAGGGCGCTTACCGATATCAGTACGAGGATCTGCTGCAGGTATTGGAGAACGAAGGATTGGCCGGCCTGGAATTATTGTTCCAGTTCCTGTTCGATAACCGGGCAGATGATCCATATACCGCATGGGCACAGAGCGCAGCTTATCAACGGCTCAATCGTAACCTGATCCGCACCGGTGCCGATTTCGCCAACTATTTTCACCTGCTGCATCCGCATAGGACCTTCTACAGCTTGCAGCCTATTGTGCAGGAAGTGGAAGACCTGTACCTGGTATCATCCATCGGTAAGGAATTCCTTGCTGAATTAAAAGCGGCTGATGAGCCGGATGATTACCAAACGATCGTGATCGATCTGTTGAAGCATGCGGAAGCCAATTTCACCATCCACAAGGCCATCAGTAAGCTGAGCGTTAAAGTGCGGCCGGAAGGCTTTACGGTCATGCTGGGTACTGGCAGCGATCGCCAGCCGCAGGCAGAAGCAAGTGCAAGCGATAAACAGCTGGCTGAATTGAAAACTGATACCGCCCGGGATGGAAACGCTTACCTGAACCGGGCCATTAAATACCTGAACGATACAGCCAGCGATTCAGTATTGACTACCTGGTTCAATAGCTCTTTGTATAAGGACCCTACAGCAACGGTAACCAATATCAACGACAGTCTGAACGGAATACTTGTATTATGATACCACTGGTTTATGATAAGACCGTCATACTGCTGCCTGAGAATGCCGATGAGATCACCGGCAAGCAATTAATCGGGATCGCCGGCGCCATCCATGGCAAAGGCAATGATCTGAAAAAGTGGCTACAGGTATTGAGGGTGCTTATGAATAAATCGCTGATCGGGTTTTACCTGCTCAATAATGATATCAAATGGCGCTGCCTGGATTACATCGGCTGGACATTTGAAGACCTGCAGATCACCCGGCAGCTCATCCCGGAATACAAGGGATTTTACGGACCAAAGAGTGAGCTGGTGAATCTGACCCTTTCGGAATTTTATTTTACTGAGCTTCATTTTAGCCGGGTAATCCGCAAAAATGATGACCGGGAAGCCCTCGAGAATCTCGTATCCGTGTTGTATCGAAGGGCTAAGCCCGGATATGACAAGCAGAAGGACCTCGAAGGGGATGTTCGGGAGCCGTTCAATAGTAATGCCAGCGAATACTACGCCAAAGCGGTTATCAGGAAGTGGCCAATGGCAGTCAAGCAGGCGATACTGATGTGGTACGACAGCTGCAGGGCGAAGATCGCCGCCAATAACCCGGCCATATTCGATGCCAAGGGTGGAGGCGAAACTGACCAGGATAATGATGCGGATATGTTTGGTATCCTGCGTGGCCTGGCCGGCGGCAAGTATGGTGATTTTGAAAAGGTAGAGAAGATGCTGCTGGGTACTGCACTACTGGAAATGAATTTCATCATCGCCGAGAACGAGCGGCTGCAGGCTGAAATAGAAAAACAAAAGCACTGATGGGAACTTTTAAAGACCGTGAAGATTATCTGAAAGCTTTGTGTGAGGTACATCCAACTGTGGCTCACAATGCTACTATTCCTGCAACGAGCCGGAAGCGCAATAGTTATTTCAGGCTTAACAATGAGGAAGAGCTGCTGGCCGGTACCCGCAATAATATCCAGTATCCCTGCGTCGTGAATATGCAGATCGATGTGCGGCTGACCGATAAGGATAAGGCCCTTGCTGATATGCGATGGGTATGGAGTAACCAGTGGATATTCCTGGTGCATGTATCTAATCCAGCCACCACGGACACTATGAGCGATGCCGTTCAGGATGCCTACGACAGCGCCTTCGCCGTGATGGAGGACTTTATAAAAAGCATGAAGGAAGACTGGGAAGAGAACGAGAAATGCGGCGCCTTTGACCAGTTGGATTTTAACCAGTTCAGCGCTCAGCCCATCGGCCCCACCATGGCCAATGAATACGGCTGGGTACTGAGTTTCGATAACGAACAAAAAGCCACCCGGATAACATCATGATAGTACCCGTAGTTGTACAGCGGCCCAATTTCTTTTCCTTCAGCAAGAACCAACTTCTTTGGAAGGTATGGGTGAGTTATCCATCGGAAGAAGGGTGTCAGCTGGAGGTTCGCATATCCGCAAATGATCCTGATCTGCCTGTACTGGATCCTCCAAGCTTCACGGTAAGAGTAAAGCCGGATGCGGATGGTTATTGCAATGTTTACCTACAGGATGTAGTGGACAGCATGCTGACCAATGAAATGCCGGATCTGGCCGGTCTGCAGATTCAGCCGGCAACCAATTACAAGGCCATTTATTTTGAGCATCGCCGGATCTCGACGGCATATCCGACTACGGACTGGGAAAATGATGGCTACATCATCGTGATCAAGGGAGGCATTGAGAACCTGAAGTACGACTACAATAACTACTTCAAGAATTACCAGGCCGTGAATTTATCCTTTGCCACCTGGAAGCCAAATAATTCATTCATCCGTCTGAATGACCGGTTCTGGATCAGCATTCTTTTCCAAAGCGAATCAATACCTGCGTGGCGTGTCCGGGTGAGGGTGTATTGGACAGATGGCAGCAGCGATATCATCGACATCGATGCCGATATCACCGTGCTGGGAAAGCTATTTTACCACATCATGGCCGGGCCTGAAGATCTCGGGATCATTGGAGCTGCCGCCGGCAGAACCTTGTATAAATACTCCCTGCAGGTGGTTGAGCAGGATGATACGGATGTAACGCACAGTGAGGTATATACTTTCTATGCCGATTACCGGGCCTTTTACAATGTAACCACATTCGTTTACTTCAACAGCCTGGGCGGTATTGATCACGCCCGGATCCTGGGAGAGAAAGAAGATAGCTACCAGCGCAGCTTTATTGAGGCCGAGAAATTTACCGGCAGCCTGGTGATCGGAGAGCCGGCCGATACCCAATATGTGCAAACAGGGATCACCCGGATGCTGTCTTATAAAGGCGATGCTGGTCTGCAATACACCAAGGCGCAGCTGCTGGCCCTGCAGGAGCTGCATGTAAGCGAACTGATAACGGAGATCGTTGGCGATAAGTACCGCAGGCTTTGGATCACCAGCAAGAGCGAAAAGCTTCTGCGGAAGACGGATAAGAAATGGTCATTCCCGATCGAATGGCGATATGGCTTTGTGGAAGAGGTATTCACGCCACCAGGGCTGGAGCTGGGCGAAGGCGATGATGTGAATGAATACGAATCGATCAGCTGCCCGGTACCGACAGATCTACTTTCAGAAGCGGAAGGGGATACGGTTGTATTCTCATGGGTGGAAGTGGTAGGGGCAACCTATGACCTGGAATATAAGCTCGATGGCGGTGGATCATGGACGGTGGTGAACCCTGCAACCAGTCCGAAGACGCTTAGCCTGGATCCGGGCACCTATAACTGGCGGGTAAGAGCGATTTGCACGCCATCGGTGCACAGTGCTTATGTAAACGGATCCAATTTTACCATCTCATGACCGGAATAGAAATAAATGGCGAGTTCCTTGATCTGCCACCCGGCGTTATGCTGGAGATCGAGCAGAACAGCCCCTACCTGAATAATGATGTGATCGAGGGAGATTACAGTCTGCCTGTGCAGATCCCCTATACGGATAAAAACTTCAGATTGCTGAGCTATACCGGTCAGCATTATTTGCAGCATGAGAAGCTAAAGATATCATCGAACCTGCACGCCAGTGGCGGTGCCATTTATGTTGGTACCCTGGTAGTGGATGGCTATGATCGCAATTCCAATATGAATGGTAGCATCCTCACCAGCGGGATATTCACTTTTGCGCTGAGCAGTTTTTTCCAATCTATAAAGGGCAAAAAACTGAGCGATTTATCGCTGGGTGGTATCCGCAGCTTCAGCTGGACCGGGTTTGCACCATACGATAGCAGCGGCGGCTTTTGGCAGCATGCGCATGCAACCTTTGCCTCGCCTGAGTTATACGATTATACGTTCCCGCCGATCAAGAATGAAAAGTATGGGTATTATTTCGGGATGGACGGCTCCCCTGAGTTCAAGAACATCAAATGGATGAACAAGCTGCAGACCGGGCATTCACTTCCCTACCTGGAGCAGGAGCTGAATATTGCCAGTCTTTGTCCGGCCGTGAAAGTCAGCTTTATCCTGAACAGCATATTCACCGAAATGGGCTGGGAGATCGTTGGTGAGGTGATGGATGATGCTACTTTTAAGAAGCTATTCATGCAAAGCTTCCGAGGCATTTACTGGTGTGATTATTCCGGAGTTGGTCTGCTTCATGTGATTGAAAAGGAATCGGTTGATGTTGACCTTCGGGAGCACATGCCGCCGGATTATACCATACAGAACTTCATCATCGACCTGAAGAACAGGTACGGACTTGCTTTTGTATTCGATACCGATAAGAGAAGGTGCACATTGAAATTCCTGAAGAACCTGCCGAATAATGGAGGGGCCCGGGATCTTACCTCTTATGCTCATGCCCAGGTTAAAACCAAGTATGATGAACCAAAGATATTCGCCTTTGAGAACGTGATCGACCCGGAGGATGATTTCCCGGTACCATTGACCAACCATGATATCCCTTTAACGACGCCTGTAATGGGTAAGGATAACCTGGTGGATCCGAATACACTGGATGAAGGAACTTTTTGCTTTGTGCGAAAGGAAAATACCTGGTACATCGTTGCTTCTAATGCGGATGGCGATGCGAAGACCTGGGAGCGGGCGGGAGATAATATCGGCGATGTGTATGTGGTTGAAGCTACTGAAAGCTTTAAGACCGAGATCAGCACGCTGGCCACCGGATGGGTGGAATACCGGTTTAATTTCTTTGGGCAGATCCCTATCGTTGAGCAAAACGGCAACTGGAAGCAGAATTTAACGCTGACCAAATGGAGGCCGAGGATCATTATTTACCACGGCATGCAATACGATCAGTACGTTGACTATACCGATACCGGAAAGCAGTTGTACCCAATGGCCGGATCGCATAACCTGGACAATTATGGCAACGACCTGGGCGGCTGGAGTAATGTGTATGAATTTAATGACGGCACGAAGGAAACCGGTCTGAAAGCTGTGTTATGGGATGACTGGCTGGATTATTACAAAAAGGTGGACCTGCGCCGGTACACGTTCAACCTGCCGCTTTACCTTTTTCACCAGATCAAATGGGAAGACATCATCAACATCCATACTGCGAAATTCCTGATCAAGCGGATGCGCTATACCATCCCATATACCGGTAAAATAGAGATGGACCTGCTAAAAATCTACTGATGAAAGAGCTAATTGAAAATTGGCTGTCTGGCAGGCGGTCATACACTTATGGGGCCATATTGTACAATAAGTTTGGCAGTGATGAAAAGCTGAAGGATCTGTTCAGCCGGCCAAAAACCGATTATAGCCAGGAGCTGATGGTGGAGAAGCTGAAGGAGATAATATCCGATGCGTCAACGAAGCCAGCCGCCCAGGATTTCAGCTATGAGAAGATGCCTGATGCTGCGGATCCCGTGCTGAAGGCCATGAAGGATGAATGGATGCCTGCATTCACAGAAATGAATTATCTGCGCCACCAGTTAGATAAGTGGCTGGAAGATGATAGTAAGGAAGCCCAGGCTAAACGCGGAGAACTGGCGCTGCAGATATTGACACTGGAAAAGCAGTGTATGGCAGTTTGGGCCAAGCGTGATCATTATTTGAAGCATGGAACGCTACCTGGCAAGGATGTGGGAGATGAGGAAATCGTGATTGATAAATTTAAAGCCGGTCAGCATTTGCAAAACCTGAAAGTGTACATCCGACGGTATAAGGGATATCTTAAAAAAGACCCGGGAAATGCGCAGCATGCTTTGTTGCTGAAAAAATACGAAGATGAGCTGGACCAATTAAAAAAACTACATGGCAACGGGCAGTGAAAATACTTTTGAACTGATACGCCGTAAAATGCTGGATGATGACGGTGATACCATTGTGCTTACCCATAAGCAGGCGGAGATAATGGAGCGGTTGAATTTCGCCATCGAGATGCGGACCTGTTTGAATATGCCAACCAAGAAGATCATCGTAGAAATGATGGCCAAGTTCGGTATCGAGCGCATGTGCGCCTATAATGACCTGAGTAATGCAGAGGCCATCTTTGGATACAGCGTAAACCTGAATAAGCGCTTCAGGATTGGCGCCCGGATCGATTACCTGGAAGAGCAGATCGCTAAGTGTATCGAAAAGGAAGAATACAAGGCTGCGGCTATGATGGAGGCTGTTCTGCAGCGGTATTACCAGGATTACCCGGAAGTAAAGAAAACCGATATCCCGCGTCAGCTCAATTTTTACTATGAGCCAAAACAAGGCGATCAGCCACTGCTGGAAAATATGCCATCCATTGAAGAAGCAGATGTAATACTTTCCCAATGAGTGAGGTAAAGAAAATAAAGTTGAACAGGCCGCAGATCCTGCTGCACCTGGTAAACGCCAATAAGACCTATAGCATGTGGGGCCGCGGCACTGGTAAGACCAATGGAGGGCTGGGGCCACGCAGCATTCATTTGATGAATAAGATGCCTGGGGCGCAGATCGGGTTGGTGGTGCCGAGTTATGTGATGGGGTTTAAGCAGATCATCAATAACATCGCCGGCTTCTGGCAGAATGAAATGGGGCTGATTGAGGGGGAGAATTATGTGATCGGGAAGCGGCCGCCAGATGAATGGGCGAAGCCGATTATCCCTGTTCTGGATCACAAGTATGTTATCTCTTTTGACAATGGCAGCCTAATACCAGTGCTTAGCCTGGAAGTGGAAGGAAGCGGGAATGGTTTCAACCTGCAGGCCCTGATTGGTGATGAGGCGAAGTTCTTTAATGAGAAGCGATTGAAAGAAGCCATCCGTGCTACCCGGGGTGGGTACAAGCAATTCGGACACCTGGCAGAGTTCCAAAGCCAGTGGTACTTCACTGATAAATACGAGGGTGATATTGAATGGATGCTGGCCAAGCGGAAGTTCATGGATGAAAGAAAGATAAAGGCCGTTGTGGCCATGCAGCTGGAGGTTAACCGGTTGATCGCTGCCGGGGATGAAGGATCTAAGCGCCTTATCGATCACTATAATAATCTACTTACCATGGCCAGGAAGTCCTTGGTATTTGTCAGTGAGGCCAGTGCAGAAGCGAACAGGGAAATACTGGGCGATAAATTCTTTGAGGACCAAAAGGAGGAAAGCACCGATATCGAATATGATGTTGCGATCGGGAACAAGGATCCTGACAGGGTAGAGAATAGCTTCTACCCCGAGCTGGCCGAGCGGCACTACTACTCCCTGCAGAATGATGTGGATCCAGGCCGGCCGCTGATCATTGCTGCTGACTACCAGTGGAGGATATCGCCCATTGTAACCGCACAGTATGGCGTATTGCCTGGCGCCAAGGAATTAACCTTCAACATTGTGTATAGCTGCGATGAGCTGCACCCGAAAGGATTGGTGGATGCGGTGGACAAATGGTGCCACCATTTCGCATTGCACCAAGATAAGACCGTGTATTATATGTTTGATAAGACTGCAGTAGGTAAGTCTCCAACCGTTAAGCCTTTCTTCGAAGTGGTGAAGGAGCGACTGCTGTACAATGGATGGAACGTGGTGCCCATGAATATGGGAGAGACGCCGAGGCATGATGATAAGTTCAAGATGATTGGCAGGATCCTTAAAGGCTCAGCTGGTAAGCCAGCGGTTAAGATCAATGCGCTGCGTAATGAGTGCCTGCTGACATCCATGCACAGAGCCAAGGCATTCAAGTATCATGGACAAACCTCAAAGGATAAGACTGATGAAAAGAAACCGAGCATCCCTGCCCGGAAGTCCACACACTACAGTGATGTGATCGATATGCTGCTTTACTCCTGCCTCGAGCTTAGCCTGGTGCAGCATGGCCAGAGCGCCGGCTTCAACGCCGTGATGATCTAAGCAATCCAAGTCATTTCATATATCTAAGAGCGGCCTATACGAACAGCCCAAAATCAGGACTTGCCGTGCTCAACTTTCGCATTTTAATTAAATATTTGACGGCCTTATGTGTATAAAGATGATTTTTATTAATATATACACATGATAAATGGACATAGGTTCTACAGCTTTCTACTTAATCCCTCAACCCGGCTTCCATCAACAGCGGTACCGATATCTCGAAGATATTTTGCAAAGCTTCCATAATCACTATGCCCGGTGAGGCTCATGATCTCTGCATCAGTAGCGCCATCGATCTTTAAATGTATCACACGGGTATGCTTGAATCCGTATATCGTGAAGTCGCTGCTCAGCTCCAGGCGCTTGCGGATCTTCGAGAACCTCTTTGAAAAGAAGCCCGTCCCAAAAGGAGTGGGGCCTGGAGATCCTTTGGCAACAAACTTATTTTTATGCGAAACGCTGAAGACATAATATTCCCTGGGCTGATCCAGGATCCCGCGCTCTTTGAAGATGGCCAGCATTGCGTCGGTCATCGGGATGTACCGATCGGTCTTTGTCTTACTCCCAGTTGCTGTGATCAGCACCTGTTTTCTCTCGGGTATAATATGCTTCACCTTGAAGCTGCGAAGTTCCTTTTCGCTGCGGATGCAAAGGTGGTACACGCATTGAATGGCAAAATACAGGTACGGATCACTCCCTTTAATATGATCGATGAGCATTGACAAAGTTTGCTCATCATAGAACCTGTGCTTTTGGGTTTTTGTTTTCAGCAGGTCGATATCATTGCAGGGGTTTTTACTGATAATCTCGTGCTTGATCAGGAAAGTGAAGATGGTCCGCATGTACTTCATCACATTATTATATCGGCGGTTTGACCATTTGTAATTGGCTTTTGCCTCATCCAGGCAGGCTTCGATATGCTGCCTTTTCAAAATCTTAACATTGGATTTTTCAAGGCCATGCTGGATCAGCCAGTCATTCAGAAGGGTGGCGCAATATTTATAGCGGCTGAGAGTATCCTTTGCCAGGCCACGGCCACGCCATTTCTTATTGAAATATTCAAGCGCCTCCTGCGTGGTCATTTCTTTATTGTCCAGCATGATAAAGGCACGCTCATTGACCTTGGTAGTAAGCGCTTCAAACGGGTTATACCCCTGATCCAGCGCAAGGTTCACCGCATCCCGGAGCAGCTCGGCATATTCATCGGTCTGGTACCGGTTGATATCCTCAAAGACCCGCTTCCTCAGCCATACCTTTCCATTGTAAAACATGCGTAATTCCTGCGGAATCCGGTAGTAATACTCCACATACCAGCGGTCTGTGTCCTTTTTGATCACAGCTGGGCGATATAGTACAAATTTGTTTGACACTGATTTGACACTGTTTTCGCTTGAAATGTTGAAACCCGCCATAGTAGCGGGTTTCATAAGTGCGGCAAAGGAGATTCGAAACCCTCTCGCCTTTTTATCTCCGTTGCCGCTCGTATTATCCTGCGGCATAAAATGCAATTATGTAGGTTTTTTTGACACTGTTTTGACACTGATTTGACACGGTTCCTAAAAATTATCTTTGGTATCCAATGCTGTAGCGTTCATGAATTTTTTCAGATCTGCAATCAGTGGTAATATAGCAATGTATGCCTGGCGCTTATAATCGAGCCATTGCTTTGGAGGAAATTGTTTGTCTTGGGGCTTTATGTTTTCGATTGGCCCTTGATCGGCGGCTGTCCATTTATATCCAACGGCCGGGTACCCCTCATGCCTGAAGTCGGTGATTGAATATTTATAGCGGCCATCCTTGCAGCGAATGGTGATCGTAAAATCAAACCATCCCCCAGGCTGTTTAAATATTCCGTTGTTTGCTGTAAGTTCTACTTTCCCATGCCCAACTATTGTGGAACTCTCATCATCATTCAGCTGAGTAACATGCTTACCGGAAACAAAAGCCTTAGCAATAAATATTTTCGCATTGCTGTAAAGCTTCTTCGCCGGCACGCTGTCCACATTGATCACTTCCGTAAAATCCACCAGCCCAGTCTCCTTATTCACCGGCAAACTATCCACCGTAAACTGCCCGTAGCTGATGCTGCATAGCACCACCAAAACCCCTGTCAATAATGCTTTCATTTTAACAATGTTTTTAAATTAATGTATATATGTTTATTGTCAAACCCTACCCAAATGCCAATCCCAATCATCAATTTCCAGCACTGCCCTTCGACCCTTTTAAACCAAATAACATATTACTTAATGCTGCAAGTGCTTCCTCCTTGGACTTATACTTCCCAACAGCAGCCTGGGCTATCAATTCCAGAACCTTTGGATGTATGGCTTGATCGGCTACAGGAGTTCCTGAGCCACCCAAATTAATCGATGTTTTCACCATCTGAACAAGGTCGGCATTGCATTCGGCCAATATTCTTGATGCCTCTGCAAGGTCCTTTTGAGCTTCAGCCAAATTCCGGTTACTTAATGTGATATTGTATACCGGGCTATCTTCCATTACTATATTATTCAGTGGATCTTCTTCTGTATTTTCATATCTGCCCTTAAAATTATTGATATCCAAGTCAAAAGTGCTTTCGAACTTCTCAATAAAGGCTGGAGAGGGTATCTGGGTTCCCCGGATATAATTGCTCACAGACCCCTTTGAATACCCTGTTTTCATACTTATTTCATTTTCCTTCTTAATTATCTTCTTGCCTTTTAAATATGCTACGGCATTCTGTAACGCTTTACTGGCTTCAATTTTAGTCATATCAGTTGGCTTGTTTGGTGAGAAATGGAAAATTTTCTCAAAAAATAAATACAAAGTATTTGGAAGTATGAATACAATGTATTTATATTTGTCCTTACAAAGTTACTAAACACAATCCCGAAACTGCAATACCACAAACTGGTATTAACAAATGACAAGTTTATGACACTTGAAAAGCCAAAGCGATCTGAGAAAATGAGCCGCGCCGAGTTCCGGGCGTTCCAAGCCTGGGTTAAGTCGCAAGAAACCGATCAGCTGGCTGCTGATGCTTTATCCATATCCCGCACATCACTCGATCGCATTTATGCACTGGGCAGCGGCAAGCCGGCTACCATCAAAAAAATAAGAGAAGTCATAACCGTACAACTCACTGAATAACCCATGAAGCTACCGGCCAGCAACCTACCACGCAGCGAAAGATTGAGGCAAATGGTTGAGGCCCTCAAAGTGAAGTGGAAGATCACGGATGATATAAACGCAGATAACCTAATCGAAAAAGCCAATGCAAAACTCCCGAATCCAAAACATGCTTCAAAACTTCTACGCCAACATGTACGCATGGGCAGCACAAAGGGCCAGTGAAAAACCACACCTGCGTGAATACTACGAAGGCCGCCAGCGCTTTTACGAGAAGCTGATGCTCCAGTCAACAAATCCCATCACCATCGAACAAATACTGCAATGATCAGCATCACCCTTACCAAAGAGATCCTCGGCGTATTCATCGCTAAATGCCAAAGCAACCAGGTAACCCCATCCTCCATCATAACAATTACCAACGATGGCCAGCACACAAAAATCTTCGCACAGCAATCCGGCGACGAGCAGGTCCTTATCGCCCGGTCAACCAACTCTGTTCAGTCAAAAGGAGCTGAAAGCGGTTAAGGCGAAACGGCAACCAAAGCCAAAGAGACCCATCGAACTATTTACCTACATCGCCTTTGGTAAATACGCCGGGTTCAGGATCAGCGACATCATCCAGGACAGCCAATGGATCCGCTGGTTCTCTGAAAAATCAAAGCGGCCTCTTCATCCCACAGTTACCGAAGCCATTAACCAACAAAACTTCTTAGCCCAATGATCAAAGTACTGCTTATCATCGCCGCCCTTGTCTTTGTAGCAAGGTTCATCTATTTCAACTTCATCCTTCCTGCGCACCTGGCTCAGTTTACTTGGTACGCCCGGTACGAGCAACTGCTCGATATGGTGAAGAATATCTCCAGCTACCGCGATTATGTGGAGGCCGATAAGTACGTTCAGGAATTCTGCTCCGATACCAGGTATTTAAAAGATGGCCCCGATCTGCGGCAATGCGTCCGTCGCCTTTACCGGAAAATGCAGCAACAGCGCCGCCGTTATTCACCAAAACTTAAAGTTGCTTAACTGCCCCCATGCTGCTTTCAGAAAACACCATAAACGCAGTACGCGAAGCTTCCACGGTGGACATCATTGGCCACTACGTTAAGCTTAAACGCGCCGGCAGCAATATGCTTGGCCTGTGCCCATTTCATGGAGAGAAAACGCCCAGCTTCACCGTAACCGAAACCAAGGGTATTTACAAATGCTTTGGCTGCGGCAAAAGCGGAGATGCCATCGCCTTTGTAATGGAGCACGAAAAGCAGGACTTTATCCAGGCCGTGGAGACCATCGCCAATATCGCCGGCATTGCCATTGAATACACCGAGCCGGAAGATTCCGAAAAATACGCCGCACAAAAGCAGCAGCGCCAGTCAATGGAGGAAGTGCTGCAGCTCGTGATCAATAAGTACAAGGCCAACCTGCTGGCACTACCCGAGCACGATCCGGTGATGCAGTACCTCACCAGCCGCGGCATCACCCGGGAGATCATGATCGAGTGGAACCTGGGCTGGTCCACCACCGACTGGCGCCACCTTACCCCAGGGCTGATCAACGCCGGGCATCATGATCATGCCGCAGCCATGGGCATCATTAAGCACGGTAAGAATGATGACAGCAATTACGACGGATACCGCAGCCGCATCATCATCCCCATTACCAACCACCAGGGCCGCAGTATTGGCATCGCCGGCCGCTACCTGCAGCTCGATGAAGCCGATAAGGGCAAGGAATACGCCAAATACATCAATCCTACAGAGAATGAGCTATACAACAAGAGCGCCACCTTATTTGGACTTAACCGGGCCACCCGGGCCATCAAGGAGCGCCGCTTCGCCTGGTTAACCGAGGGCTACTTCGATGTGATCAGTATGCACACCTACGGCGATGAAAACACCGTGGCCACCTGTGGCACCGCTCTTACTGATGAACAGGCCCGGCTGCTGCGCAAGTACACCGATCATGTGATTATCCTGCGGGATGGAGATAAAGCCGGCACGGCTGCCGTAGAGAAAGACATCCCCACGCTGATTAAGGCCCGGTTCAAAGTGGAAGTGGCACAGCTGCCGGATAAGATGGATCCTGATGACTTTGTTAGATCACTTTTAAAAGTTGCTTGATACATCAAAATGCCCAAAAAAAAATCACATATAACAGTTACGGATCAGTTTTGCGGCGCCGGCGGAAGCAGCCAGGGTGTGCGTAAGCTATCTCATAAAATCGGCGGCGGTATTGAGGTTAAGATTGCACTCAATCATTGGAAACTTGCGATTCAAACTCATGAAACAAACTTTCCTGACACAGATCATGATTGTACCGATATCTCTGCTTGCGATCCCCGAAGATACCCCTCAACCGACATCCTGATCACCTCTCCGGAATGCACTACGCATTCACCTGCCGGCGGTAATAACCATAAGTCTTTGAAAAAGCAGATGGATATGTTCGAGAAGGGAGTTATCGATCCTGCAACTGAGCGCAGTAGGGCTACAATGTGGGATGTATGCCGCTTTGCTGAATACCACCAGTATAACTGCATCATTGTAGAGAATGTGGTGGAGGCTAAGACCAGGTGGGCGCTATTCGATGTTTGGCTGATGGCGATGCATAAGTTGGGGTACGATCACAAATGTGTTTACCTGAATTCGATGCACTGCCATCCAACGCCTCAAAGCCGGGATAGGATGTACGTTGTATTCTGGAAAAAAGGTAATAAGGCACCTAACCTTGATCTGATGCCAAGGGCTTTTTGTCCTAAGTGTTCCCGCGATATTGATAGTGTGCAGACATGGAAAAATACCTACAAACAATTCGGCAAGTACAAACAGCAATACGTCTATTCCTGCCCATTCTGCACATCCATTGTTGAGCCATACTACTACGCCGCCATGAATATTATTGACTGGAGTGATATCGGCACAAGGATCGGCGACCGCAAAAAACCGCTATCCCCAAAGACAGTTGCAAGGGTTCAGTATGGTATTGATAAGTTCGGTGGAGAACCAATCCAGTTTCACACGGCTTATGGCGATGAGGCAAGAGGAGTAGTAAGGCATGTGAATGATATTGGGTTCACACAGTCCACATCTCCTTCGCAGGCCATCGCCGGATTCCCTTTCATTGTCAACGATCAGCATTCAACGGGAATAGATTTCAGGGTAAAATCAACGGGGGATATTATGCCGACTATTCCTACTACGCATCAAATAAAATTATGCGTTCCTCCTTTTATCATCAAACTGGAGCATGGCGGAGATGTTTCTTCTATCTCGAACAAATTGCCGACACAGACCTGCAGGCATTCTCAGATGCTGATATCCAATATCAGATCAACCTTGGAAGCAATGCAAACACAAACGACCACCCAAGGTCAGGGGGTTTGCTTCCTCACTGAATCCAGTAGTGGAGGAAAAGCCAGGACTATCGGCAATGTGGTCAATACAGCTACGGCCGGCGGTGCAAAAACAGGCCTTGTTACTACGGAAGCCTGGAACAGTTTTATCGCCAATTATTTTGGAGGAAGCCATTGCATTAAGCACATAACCGATGCTGGTGGAACCACTACCTGTAACGACCGAGCTGCTCTCGTAACCTACGAAAAGCCCAATATCGAAGACTGTTATTACAGGATGTTCAACCGACATGAAGTGAAACGCTCAATGGCCTTTGATAATAACTACATCATTCTTGGAACGGTTAAAGACCAGGTGAAGCAGTGCGGGAATGCGGTAACGCCGCCGGCGATGGAATTTCTTGTATCACGTTGTGTTGAATCACTTAATTAAGATCATGCCCATCAATTACTCCTTATACCACCCCAAATGGCGCCTCATCAGCAAGCTCATTCGCTTCCGGAGAGCAAATAACCATTGTGAATGGTGCGGAGTGCCAAATGGTGAGTTGATATACAGGCCGATTAAGAACAGCAGCGAGTGGCGACTGTGGCCGCAGGGAATGCAGGGTGAGGCATTAGCGGATGATGGATTCAAGCCGGTCAAGATTGTACTTACCGTGGCGCATATCGACCGGGATAAAAACAACAACCGCTTCGGCAACCTGGCTGCTCTTTGCCAGCGCTGCCACCTGAAGCATGATCATAAGCAGCATGTAGATAATCGCAAATATGGCCGCAGACATAAAGAGAACCACCAGTTAAAAATTGAACTATAATAATGATTGAGTTTTTAAATATCGACTCTACAGCATATATGAAGGGGCTGCCTGATTTAGCTTTTGATTTTGCATTAGTTGACCCAGATTATGGTATAGGTGAAAATTGGAGAAAAGATAAATACTCAAAGTTCTATAAGCATCGATCAACTTATAAAAATAAAGCCATCCCATCTAAGGAATATTTTGATCAACTCTTTAGGGTCTCTAAGCATCAAATTATTTGGGGAGCTAACTATTATACTGAATTTCTGCCCCCAAGAAATTCATGGATTATTTGGGATAAAAAAAGGAATTATACTGATTCGCACATGGCAGAATGTGAATTAGCCTGGCATAGCTTAAATGTTCCTGCCCGCATTATCAGATTGGCATGGAATGGTTTTATTCGGTGTGAGCCCCGGTCCGGAATTCATCCACATGAAAAGCCTGTAGGTCTTTACAAATGGATATTAAACAACTATTGTATGGGGGAGGGGAGGAGGATATTAGACACTCATTTAGGAAGCGCCAGTTCTGCTATTGCAGCCTACCAAATGGGGTTTGATTTTGTTGGATGTGAAATTGACCCCGAATACTACCAGCTGGCACAAAGCAGGTTTATTAATGAAACAAAACAATTAACACTTTTTAAAAAGTAGAGTGCAAGAAACCACCACCATAAAACCCCTCATCACCATCACCGACGCCATTATGTGGCAGGCTTTCAGGTATATGTCAAATGCCGTGGATCCGCACAGTACGGCCCAGGCCAAGACCGATACGTTGAAGCTGCTGGCCGAGATCCCGAATGAGCTGGTCCGGGGTAATTACCTGGATAATATCTGCAAGCAATACAAATGGAAGGCCACCGACAGTAAGAAGCAACTGGCCGGCATATTGGAACAGCGCCTGCCTTCCAGGAAGCCCTATGAACAAAATGAGGATGATGTGATCATCGAAGATCCCGAGAAGTTCCCGAAATGGGCAAAGCCTTATTTCCAGCAATGGAAAGATGAGGGCTTCATCAGCTGCAATGCCATTGTAAAGGGAAAGAAGCAGGTAGGGTTCTATGGCATTACCGTAAAGAATAATGATGATGGCAGCCAGAACTATACCACCGTGCAGCATAGCAATTTTATTGCAGAGCCAATGATGCACGTTTACAACGGTCCGGAATCCTTATTTATTTTCCGGCTCACCAACCACAAGACCAGCCCCATTATTGAAGTACCGGCCATGGCCATCCCTACGCCGGATCTGTTCCAGAAATACTGCATAGGTGAAGGAAACTTCATGATCTATTGCAACAGCACCCAATGGAAACGTATCGCCAGCTCACTCATGGAGCGCTTCACAAAATGCGTCAGCATTCCTTTCTTGGGCTGGCAGCAGGATGGATTCTTCGCTTTTGTAAATGGTGCCTACATCCCCGGATCTGGATGGCAGCAGGTAACCGATAACGGCACCATCACCTTCAATAAAGAGCAGTTCCTGATTCCGGCCTCCAGCAATGTGTACCTGAAAGCCGTTGGTCGCAATACCGATGCCTACGAAATGGACAGGCCGCTGGCCTTTCACCCGGGAGCCGTGAGCTTCAAGGATTGGGCCAATCAAATGTACCTGGTATATGGAGAGAAGGGATTGCTGGCCATCGCGTCAATACCAATGGCCTTGTTCCGCGACCTGGTATTCGATGTAGATAATAATTGCCCGTTACTGTACGCCTTCGGTGAACCATCAAGCGGTAAATCAAAATATGCCGAGAGTATCAATGCGGTTTTCTACCGCAAGCGGATGGCCTTCAATGTGAACAGCGGCACCGATCATGCCTTCTTCAGCTACCTGCAGCGCTTCATCAATACCATATCCTGGCTGAACGAAGTGGATGAGGCCACATTAAAGCCGGAGTGGTTCCAGGCATTAAAGGGCGCCTACGATGGGGAGAGCCGGGAGAGGGGCCGGATCGTGGCCGGTAAACTGAAGACGGAGATCCAGAAGATCCTGGGCTTGATCATCCTCACTGGTCAGAAGCTAATCACTGCCGATGATAACAGCCTTGTTACCCGTGCGCTCATCGAAGGATTCAGCAAAGAAGAGAACCGCACAGATGAGCAGGTGAATAATTACAATACCCTGAAAGGATGGGAAGCCGATGGACTTACTCACCTGCTCACCGAAATACTGCAGCACCGGGCCGGCTGGAAGGAAGTTTATAAAGATGCCATCAACGAGCAGCTGGGCAACTGGCGCCATCAGAATGCGGATGCACGAAATGCCAACCAGCGGATCCTGCAGAACTGGGCGCATGCCGCAGTTAATTATTCCATCCTGCAGGAGTTCTTCCCATTGCCAGTAACGGCCCTGCAGTTCACGGAATACTGCCTGAAGCAGGCAACCAGGTGGAGCAAGTTCATCACCACCAGCGATGTGCTCAGCGAGTTTTGGGCCACGGTACAGAACCTGGTCAACACCAAGCAGATCAAGGAAGGCTGGGATTACATCATCTCCAACGAGGTATCGGTTATGGTTGGCGATGATAAGAAACAACTGCAGGAACCAAGCCGCGTACTTTTCCTGCGACTCAACAATGTGCACCCATTATATGAAGCCGACAGCAGGAAGCGAGGTAAGAACCCGATGAGTAAGGAAAACCTGTTCCATTATTTCAGCAGCCGGAAATATTTCATTGGAGCGGTCAGGTCAAAGAAGTTTTACCGGTACGATAATGTGGCAAGGAGTACAGAGCACGGTAGTGCAACGACCAGTTTCCAGCGGGTTGACACTGTGGCAAGTTGTCATGCTTTCCTGTACGAGAGCATCAATATTGAGATCACAACCGAGGATGAAGACCTGAAATTGCCGATTTGATAAAAAAAAACAGGTTTTGTTTCCCAGAGGTCAAAAACGCTGCCTACCAATGCCTACCATATTAATCGATTAATTATTAATCTCTTATTAGTTGTAAAGTGGCAAAAAACGGTAGGCACAGGTAGGCAGCGGTAGGCAGCGGTAGGCACGGTAGGCAGGTAGGCACGACCATTTACCCAAACCGAAACTGATTTTAAACTTTTTTTTTAATCATTAATAAAAAAACAAATACAAAAATGTCAGACAAAAAAACCTTACCGCCCATTACCGAGAGGGTAAAAACGGTAGAAGACGCGCTGGCCATTGCCGGCACATCCATTGATCAACTGGTCCGCCCGGAAGACACCCCGGATGAATCAGCTTACAAGGTCATCAAGACCGTCATCCGCGTTTTGAACGAGGATTGGCAGGCTGATTTCACAGACAGCAGCCAGTACAAATACGTTCCCTATTTCAGGAACCGGTCGGGCTCGGGCCTGTCGTTCAGCGACTTCGATGACTGGTTCTCGGATACGGGTGTCGGCTCCCGCCTTTGCTACCGATCCTACGACATCATGCTCCATGGCGTAAAGATCCTGGAATCCTATTACAACCAATTCCTCAACTAAAATCACTGCAACATGAAGACACTGCAAATTGATGAAACAAAAGCCCGTAAGCTTTACCCTGGAGCTGCGGCCGATCTGAAAGAAATTCTGCACGATACATTCGGCAAGGAATTCTTCAACCAAAAGATCACTGACCGGGTAAACAGCTTTGAAGCCGCCTGCCAGGAATTAGGCATCAACCAATTTTCGCTGATGCCATCCATCAGCCATCCAGCACTGCAACAGGACACCGAAAGTATCCACGCCTACATCAAGCTCACCATCATCATCCGGGCATTGAACGAAGGCTGGACACCTAACTGGAGCGATTCCAACGAACCGAAACATCTGCCCTGGTTCGATGTAGAGGCAAGCGCTAAGCAACCGTCGGGCTCGGGCCTGTCGTGCGGCGTCTGCGATGACTGGAGCTCGTTTACGTGTGTCGGCTCCCGCCTTTTTCTGAAATCCAGTGAGCTGGCAAAATACGTTGGCACCCAGTTCAAGGATCTGTACGAGCAATGGATCCTGATCAAATAATCAATCACCATCAAAAAAACATTTATGAAACACACCGATATCAAAACATTCGAAGACGCCTGCAAGGCCATCAACATTAAACCGGTACTGCCCGTTGTAAAAGGTCTGCCGAAAATTCACCAGGATGCGATGGTCGCCCATTACAAACTGGTCATCATTGCCGAGGCATTGAACGATGGATGGAAACCAAACTGGAGCGACATCAACCAATGGAAATATACACCATGGTTCAAAGTGATCACCAGTCCTAAAAAGCCGTCGGGCTCGGGCCTGTCGT